TTATTTCTTCTTCTTCTTCTTCTTCGGAGTAATCTTCATCTTCATCAGTATCATCGACAACAAACCCTTTTAAATTTCCATTATCATCAGCATCTTCATCACTTTCATCGTTTTCAATATCATCATCACTAAGAAAATCTTCATCATCAGAATTTAACAAATCTTCGTCCGTATCGTATTCATCTTGTTTATAATCATCTTCTACATCTTCAAACAATTCCAGTCGCACTGGTGCTTTTGAAACTCTCCCTGAACGTGTTTTTACAGTTAAGACCATTATATAATTAATATATATACATTTCCTTTAAGTATTTTACTCACTTTCTGACTGTAAATTCGTATATAACTCGTTAAAATTTGTTTTCAAATCACTAATAATAGTGTCTATATCTTCTAAAAGGTTCGTATCTCCTGAAACCGAGCTAAGTGCAATTTCATCTAGATTTGTAAGTGATCTATTCATGAGTTTTTTAGATAGAATTATGTTTGTTTTATATTCTAGAGCCATTTTGATATTTTCTATAAATTCATTGTGTATAGATGGGTTTAGTCCTGAATATTTATAAGATTTTCGTATAAGTTTATTAATTTCTACTACGTTATTTTGTTTCGTGGTTATTAGAGAAGATGCGAAGTATATTACAACTACTAAAACAATAACAGATATCATTGTGTTCTATAATTTAGTTACTATTTTTTCCGGGAGAAAATGTTCGCGGTTTGTACATTTACACACCTGTTTTATTTTCTTGTTCGTGACGTTAAAAATAACATTAGATGTGTTACAATTTGTACACGTATAAGTAGTGTGAATAGAATACTCGTTAAACTTATTTTTCTTAGTCTTTGGTTTATTTAGTTCTATCCTGGATACATGTACATCTCCAGTTTCCATCATATATTTGTTAATGAAACTAGAGAATATCCTCGTTGTGTCTGAATTATAATCACCCGTTTCTATTTTTTCAACCTTTTTACCAAAAAAATCCTGTTTAGACGGTTTTACATGCTTTTTAACAATCCCATCCTTGTATAATTGGTCTGTAATTTTAGACGGTAATTTATGTCTTTTACCCGTAAAATTTTTACAAAATCCAAAATGTCTCATTATTTCAGTAGTAGAAAAACACTTTTGTGTAATTGTTTCTCCTAGTATATGAAACCATACATGATTAGAGTTATGGTTACATTTTTTATTTTCACAATAAAAAGAATTTGTTGAAACCAAAAAGTTACCATTAGATTCAAACATTTTGGTAATACGCGCAGTTGTCTGCCCTTCGAGATGTTTATTGACAAAGTTTTGTAAAAGACATATAACTTCTTGATCTTTGAATTCGTTTTTTATTTCCGCGTGCGTAAAAGATGATTCTTTACCTTGAAAATTTGTTTTACCCTCTATAATATTCGGCTCTTTACTTTGGCTACGTATAGTTGACATGTATAAAAGTTTAATATCTGGGTGTGGTAATATAGGTTCAAGTAAAGTGAAAGGTCCTTTTATACCACCTTTATAAACGAAACATGGTAAATATTCACCCTGACTAACTTTACCCGTGTGATTACACCCTTTACAACCTTTACCATAACATTCTTCATGTTTAGCACGTTTATGTGAAAAGGGCATTCGAAAACCACTTCCTTGTGTTTTTCTATCGGAACTACCGTAGACAGCTGAATCAACAACATCTTCCCAATTGACCGAACCGTAAACCAATTTTAGAGTATCTATAATATGTTCTCTTATAGCTATTGCTGAAGATCTATTTACCGTAAAACCTTCCCAGTTTATATGCACACCTGTTTTTATTAATTTACCCGAAACCTGTTTTGGTTCTGCTATAGATATTAAGGCGTTACCTGCACCTTCGAACTTATTAACTTTATCACAAATAATTTTACATATACTTTCTATTTGGGTGACGGTTAATTCGGTTTCATCTTTATAATCGAGATCTACGAAAAAATTATAATTTTCTGTTTTCTGCTCAACGACAAAAATTTTCTCTCGGAGAGTATAAGCTTCTACACACTTTTCATAAAAGTCGTTCAATCTATCAAATGGCACTGATAGGACACCACCGTCCATAAGCACATGTGATACATTGGAGTTGTTTGAGAACCCCTGTTCTTTACACCATTGTTTAAACATGACGTATACTTACCAATTACTAGTTTTTATTTTTTATATTCATTCATCACTATCATAGTGATGCCTCCATATCGTTTTTCTAAACGATATTTCTGGGTACTGTTCCTGTTCAGATAAAGATTTTTTAAGTACTAAAAGTTCATAAACTTTATCGTTAGCGTGGACCTCAATATACCTTTCCGCCTTAGTTTCTGTATACCCGTGTCGTTCAATTAACAAATCCTTTATTTGCGATAATATATAAGACTTGGACTTCATTATTTAATAGAGAAGGTTTTTCTATTGACTGAAGTCACACACGCATAAAATTCTGGGTTTTGGAGTACGTTTTTAACGATCCTATCCCATTGTTTTTTCGTGTTAAATTCGGATAACGTTTCAAAATTCATATAATCGTTCTCGTCAAATGTCCTTTTAATGGGTAATTTTTGTATTTTTTTTAAATTTGTTTTTTGTTTTTCATCGTTAAATTTTTTAACGAGATCTACCTGTTCCTGTTGTGTATAATTTACGAAAAATATGAACACGTTATATTCTAAGTCTACACCCGGACTTTCTTTTACCACAAACTTGAATTCGGTATATTCACCTTTCTTGAGATTTACAACTCCTCTGGTCTCTTCTTCCAATTCTCGTAGGGCACATCTTATCGGGTTGGGTATTTCTTTTCTTCTACACCCTCCGGTAACGAAAATCCAATCTTTGAATCGTCGGTCTCGGACAGTGAGGAACTTTGGTTTAGAACCAGTAAACGTTACGGGTACTGCAATTGCCTTGTATTTCTTCATTGCGCATTTGCAAGTTATAATTGAGCGAGATGATTATTCTGAAGAATCTTCTTCACTTTCTTGATTTTCTTCAGATTCATCCTCCACTTGGGTTTCGTTTTCTGTCTTAAAAGTGACATTTTTTGGTGTAACAGGTTCATTTAACGAACTTGTTTGTGGAATTTGTATTGGCCTGACTCTTGATAAAAATGAAGCCATTTTTCCATTCATACCCTTGACACCTTCCATTTCTTCTTTTGTAGTTTTGAGTTCTCTATACATGTAAACTGAAGCAGCTATACACATAATAATAGCGACTATAATAGCAGTATCTCGATCAAATGTAAACATAATGTATTAAATTATATAATCAAGTTTTTAAGTTCGTATAATCGCGCCCATGTGTACACCGTTTTCCTTTGGACAGTCGTATCCCATTTGAGCAAATTGAATCTCCTGGTAATGTCCCTCTTTACACTCCGCGTTTTTTTCGGGTTCTTGTTGTTTAGAGTCGACGAGATGATTCAAAGTTCCGGATTTAGGATCATATGTAATGATAAAAATGAAAGCTGTAAGAAAAACTAATTGCCAGAACATTTATAATATATGGCTATAAAAAATAATTTAGTTCGAGTACATCAAACCACCCATACCATTTTCGATACGAAGGACGTTGTAGTTGACGGCGTAGATATCATCGTCCGAGTTGGCTGTGTCATTAACAAGTCTCGCGGAATCGAGTCTACTGAAGTTGAGCGAACCGGTTGGTTGAACCTTGGACGTATCGATACAGAATGGGTACAAGAAAAACTTGTCGTTTTCACCTGTAGCTGAAAGAGTACTTGTATATGTTTGATCTTGCAAGTCGTCCAGTAAATTAGATTCGGGTCCAGGAGATGTGGTTAAAATAGATGTAATTGGTTTGGAACCAACTGTGTGGTAATACGAAGTGACCGCGGTGTAGTGTGGATCAACGTATTTGAAATCAGTAACATCGGTACCATTGATTTGGAGTTTCATTTTATTTGCGTCGGCTGCAATAGAAAGAGCACTACTATCTGCAGCTACCAAACACTTAATTGGGTGGTTAAAGTTTAATTCTTGAATTTTGGAAGCGGATGCGATAGCTTTTTGTGTTTGTGTAATAAGCATGTTTTGTGGTGTGGAAGACAAAGCGGTACGCTCGTCCGTGTCGAGGTGAACGAACTGCGCGTAGACTTCAAATTTGGCACTTTGGAGATTACTTCCCCACGTGATTCTCAATTCCACATCGTGATATTGAAGAGCGATCAATGGGATGGCGGTTTGAGCGTTTTCACAAAACGAAAACCTGAGTGGGTAAAACTTACTTTCAGCTACTTCCCCAAATCCAGAAGTAGATTTAGTTAAGTTTTGTGCTAATATAGATGGCGCAATGTATTGAGAGAATGTAGATGTTTGTTCGTCAATGACTTGTCCACCAATGAGAAGTTCAACTTTGGAAATCGCGTTGACCCAATCGGCTGGTGAAAATGTAACTGCTTTAGTACCATCATTTGGGGCGATATACACGTACCCGACCATATCCCCTTTACGCTCGAACCTAACAGTGGACATACCATTAGACGATGGGTTGCCCTGGACAACTTGTCTTTCGACAGTTTGGGCAAAGTTTGTGTGACGTTTGTAATTAGATCTAAAAAAAGAAACTTCGGGTTGACCGACGAGGTGTGCATCTTGGGCACCGATTGCAACGAGTTGGGCAATACCA